CTGTAGTGTCCATCAGGTCAGGTGCGGCAGGAGCCAGTAAGGACATTAAAGCCAACTTGGAATGGCTTGAGACGTTCGACAATGTTGTTGTGTGTTTCGACAACGACAAGGCAGGACAGGAGGCAGCACAGTCAGTACTAGGATTGTTCACCCCCAACAAGGCTAAGAACGTAGTACTACCCCTGAAGGACGCAGGGGATATGCTCAAGGCCAAGAAGGTACAGGAGTTCACACGGGCATGGTGGGACGCTAAAGCCTACAGACCGGACGGTATTGTCTCAGGGTTGGACACATGGGATATGTTGCAGGAGCAGAAGGACGTTAAGTCCATACCGTATCCTTGGACTTGTTTGAATGAGTACACGCATGGGTTCAGGCCAAGGGAACTGGTAACGATAACGTCAGGGTCGGGCATGGGTAAGTCTCAGATTATGCGAGAGCTTGAGCATTACCTATTGAAGAACACCGAGGACAACGTAGGTATCCTAGCGTTAGAGGAGGACGTACCTAAAACCACGCTGGGTATTATGTCCATCGAGGCTAACAAGCAGCTACACTTACCGGACGTTAAGGAGTCGCTGGTAGAGGGAGAGGAACGGGGTTACTGGGAGAAGACATTCGGGCTAGACAGGATACACTTACTCGACCACTTCGGCAGCACCAGTGAGGACGACTTGCTAGGACGCATCAGGTACATGGCTAAGGGCTTGGACTGCAAATGGATTATCCTTGACCACCTCAGCATTGTAGTGTCAGACCAAGCGCAGGGTGATGAGCGCAAGGCAATCGACAGCATTATGACCAACCTACGGAAGATAGTGCAGGAGACAGGAGTCGGGTTATTCTTGGTGTCACACCTCAGACGACCATCAGGACAGAAGGCGCATGAGGACGGAGGTAAGATTAGCTTAGGAGAGCTACGAGGTTCAGCAGCCATCGCACAGTTGAGTGACATGGTGATTGGACTTGAACGAGACCAGCAACACGCAGACCCGGACACACGCAACACTACATGCGTAAGAGTCCTGAAGAATCGGTTTGTTGGACTCACAGGGGCGGCTTGTTACCTGTACTACGATAAACAGTCAGGCCGTATGATTGAGACAGCGTGTCCTACTGAGGACAATGTGGAGTTCTAACATGGTTAATAGAGTCGGTCAGTATCAGATTACAGAGACAGACATTGCAGACCCCGAGATGATAGACGAAGCAATAAATGAGTTAAAGAGATTGGGCAAGAAGAAAATATATCCGTATGGCGCAGGTCAGATATGCTTTCACCACAGGAATTGTTACTTCTTTATTTCCCCTCATACAATGAAGTGGACACCTAGACACAAAGCACATTGTAAGTGGTATGCAGGTTGCAACAGCATTGAGGAAATTTTTAGTTCTATTAATGGGTGGTGTGACTATAGAGATAGGAAGCGGCAGGAGTCCTCGATATAGTATGACGCATAATTACTTACGTAAGAGGCAGTAGGATATATCATTATGAAGCAGATAGTCTTTGACATTGAAGCTAATGGGCTTAACCCTGATAAGGTTTGGTGCATTATAGCCTACGAGAGGGAGGCTCAGGAGTACACAACTTGGTCAGGAGATGACCTACATTGTTTCAAGGACTGGATTAAGGAGCAAGGTGAGTTAGAGGTCATTGGTCACAACATCATCGGGTATGACATTCCAGTGTTGGAACAACTACTCGACGTAGACTTTAGCAAGTGTAAAGTTACTGACACATTAGTTATGTCCAGACTGGCAGAGCCATCACGTCAAGGCGGTCATTCATTGGAGAACTGGGGTCAGCTACTAAACCAACCGAAAGGAGAACACAGTGATTGGGACAATTTTTCTCAGGATATGGTGGAGTATTGCCGCCAAGACGTTAGAGTTAATGAACTTGTTTACCAGAGATTACTTCGTGACCTTAATCTCTTTGGAGCTGAAAGCCTTATGCTTGAGGGTCAAGTACAAGGGATTATTAGCAAGCAAATTAAAAGCGGCTGGCTGGTAGACCAAGAGAAAGCATTTGTACTCTTGGCGGAGTTGAAGGAAAAGAAGATGGACTTGGAGGACAGGGTACATGAGAAGTTTAAACCCTTGCCTACATTTATTAAGGAAGTAACCCCGAAGGTCAAGAAGGACGGCAGCTATTCCGTAGTCGGCCTGAAGTTCTTGGGGGAGCAATGGGAAACAGCAGTAGCACCATTTAGCAGACTGGACTATCCAGAGTTTAACTTAGGCTCACGACAACAGATAGGTCGTTACCTTAAACACTTCGGATGGAAACCAGAGACCTTTACAGAGAAAGGACAGCCAATCGTTGATGAGAGCGTTCTTAACAAGGTGAAGGGTATACCGGAAGCGGAGCTTATTGGTGAGTACCTTATGGTACAAAAGCGTATCGCGCAGATACAGAGTTGGTTGGACGCAGTTAAGGAAGACGGAAGAGTCCACGGTTACGTCAACGCTAACGGTGCGGTAACAGGACGCATGACACACTCAAGCCCCAACGTGGCTCAAGTACCGGCAGGTAACGCACCCTACGGTAAACAGTGCAGAGAGGTTTGGACAGTGCCTACAGGCTACAAGTTGGTAGGTATGGACGCAAGCGGATTGGAGTTACGTATGCTTGCACACTATATGAACGATGAGGCATACACAAATGAAATACTCACGGGAGATATTCACACGGCAAACCAGTTGGCTGCTGGCCTTGAAACTAGAAATCAAGCAAAGACTTTTATCTACGCTTTCCTTTACGGCGCAGGAGATTCAAAAATCGGAAGCATCGTCGGAGGAACTGCAAGGGATGGTAAACGACTTAAGGAAAAGTTCCTACGAAATACGCCAGCTCTTAGAACACTACGAGAACGAGTTGGAGTGGCTTCAGGAAGAGGTTATGTTCTTGGCTTGGATGGACGAAGGGTCGCTGTACGGTCAGAACACGCGGCATTAAACACTCTCTTACAGAGCGCAGGTGCAATCGTTATGAAGAAAGCACTGTGCCTACTGGATGAGTACGCCACGATGTACGGTATTGATTACAAGTTTATAGGAAACATACACGATGAAATCCAGACGGAGGTATCAGAAAAGGACGCAGACTGGTTTGGCAAGCTGGCAGCATCATGTGTTGAAGCAGCAGGACTCCACTTCAAACTCAACTGCCCTCTCGCCGGAGACTATCAAATCGGAACCGACTGGAGCCAGACACACTAAACAAGGTGACAAGAATGAACTATAACAGACAACTTGAAGATAAGACTAGATTGACAATTAATGGTAAGCGTTACCGGGTAGGCAATCCGAACCACCCACACTACGAACTGTACAAGAAGCATGGTATTGATGCAGTACTTGAGGTCATGGGATTGGTTGAGGTCAAACAGCAGGATACATTCCCTTGGGGCAGTATATTCTTTCTCGCAGCCCTCGCAGGTTTGATTGTCTTCACCACGATGGGGAGCTAACATGAAGCCTAACAAAGCGGATAGGAAGAAGTTTGATTTAGACTTGGCATACGGTGAGGTACGGGAAGACAAGATAGCCGATATGTTACAGAACAAAAAGATAGAGGTTAAGTCCGAGAAGGATATGTGGCAGAAGACTGGTAACATTTGCATTGAGTACCAGTCATGGGGCAAGCCTTCGGGCATAGCAGCCACGGAGTCGGACTACTGGTTCCATAACCTGTGCATAGGGGACGATGAGTACTGTACCTTGGTGTTTGATACAAAGGTATTGAAGAAGATAGTAAACGGTTTGGATACGTTCAGAACAGTATCAGGCGGCGACAACAACGCAAGCCGGATGTTCTTGGTAAACTTACAGAAGCTATTCTCAACGGATGTAATCAAAGCATTCAAGGAATTGGAAAATGAAAACGACTAAGACGCTAGTTAAAGACATCTACAAGATGATGGAGACAAAGGACGCTGACCCATCAGTAGACGTTGAGGCGGAGATTGAGAAGTTCGGTGAGGCAGTAAAGGAGTTAATGCGTACTGAGTTTGGCAGAGATAAGCGAGAGGATAAGCGTACACTCAGATTGTCGAACATTGGACGCACAGACCGTTACCTTTGGAATGTAGTAGCAGGAACAGAGAAGGAGAAGCTAGAGCCACACACTTACGTTAAGTTCATGTACGGACATCTAATTGAAGAGATGCTGTTATTCTTAACACGTATGGCAGGACACACAGTCACAGACGAGCAGAAGCGTTGTGAGGTTGAAGGCATCCAAGGCTCAATGGACTGTAAGATTGATGGTGTGGTTACGGACGTTAAGTCCGCCAGTAGTTTTGCATTCAAGAAGTTTAAGGAAGGCAAGCTGCTACAGGATGACCCATTCGGCTACGTAGACCAGATTAAAGCCTACGCCCACTCTGAAGGCGAGACTCAAATCGGTTGGTTAGCGATGGACAAGACGAACGG